CGGCACGATAGTCAGTATATACTGACGTCGTCCCAAGCAATTCCTGCTGTATGCCATCACTGGCATCCAGTAACGAGGAAAGCGACGAGGTGAACCCCAGGTCCTCCTCCCATGCATTGAAGTTGGCATAGCCATACTCCTGTATTGGGAAGATTTGCTCAAGCTTGCGAGGCCAGTGAGGGAATCGATACTTATTATCGACGCCAACACGGGCATCAGCAACAGCACCTGGGCCATGCTTCGGCCGCAGTCCTGTCCAATTGACAGGACCGAACTGCCCACCAACTACCCAATCGCAGACGCGATTGAGAAGCGGGAGGCAGGGAGAAGCAACAGAGCTAGTCCGTGTTTCCTCAATAAAGGGGAATGCGGTCTGCTCCCGATCGGTGTCTTTGTCAGGGACGCCTCCTTGCGTTTCACCGAAACGTAGGCGGGCACCACTGGCGCTGACATCGAGGGTGTCGTTATCCCACTCAAGAGTAGGACGACGACAGTTCTTCTCAACGTCGGAGAACTCAGCCACCGTCTTGTAGACGTAGGTAGGTTCACACTCCATGCGGAGTTTCTTGGCAGCATAGTAAAGCTCCCTTAGAAACAGAACCGCTGTAGTGTCGACGTCCGGCCGAATGACACCATCATCATCGAACACCCTCTTCAGCAACCCCTGGAAGAGTCTAGGGATTACTGATCCGGACTTCCGAGCCGATTGGCAAGGAAGTCGAGACAGAGAGAGGCAACCATCGGAAAGACACTTGTCAAAGTGCTTACCCATGGCTGGGAGGTCTACGGTAAAGAATCGTATTCCTCTATGTTCAAGACAAGAAAGGAGCCGGGTGTAATCCCGAGTCCATTCTTTGGCGTCAGAGGGGTACTCACGCTTAGCATCCTGAAGGATGCTAAGGTAAAGACCCTCGAGGAAGCTTGCGTAGCTTTGCATCATAGGCTCCTTTCTAAGGGGAGAACTAGATCTACGCTACGATCAAGCAACCTATCACGACCGCCCTTCTTTCCTATCAAGGAAGAAGCGTGCTACTACTGCGATAAGCTCGAGGACTAGCTGTCTCACGACTGCCAGCCCACAACTTTATCCGTGAACGACGCATTGGTGAGGCCGCAGAGAGCGGCCGCAACCAACTCAGCCACATCTGGATCTGACCCCTTTTGGAGCCGGATTACCATATATGTCTGATAAACGCGTTCAACAGTGGTAGACGTAGCGAACACCGTCCGGGTCAGATCGACCTGGTGGCGTTCGTAAGCGGGTTTGCCAGCGACGACAGACTCGTTCGAGTGCCGGATTCGGACACGCAACTCTTCAGTTGCAGTCCTCTTCAGGTACTCAGACGTGTAGTTGTCCTGGTTAATCTTGTCCAAGGTGTTAGCAACACCATTGTACGTGACAGTGATAGTATCGCCGATCATAGTTCCTCGCTATCTGTCCCAGAATTACCATCACACCTTCGATGAGCGTGTGATCAGTAGACTGGACAGTATCGACAGCTGCTTAAATCCCAAGAAGGGCATATAAGCAGTTATAGTTGGTTGCACTTGTGGTATACGAGTTTTATGCTCGTACACTACGACGCCGCCCGCCCAGTTCCATCCACTAGGGATAGAAGTGGGAGTCACAACGGATACGTTTCTCCACATCCGCATAATGCAGATGTTCGAAAACGTAACTGGTACGGTATTACGATAGGCACTAAGATAGTCGCCCATCGTAGAATACCAATCAAACAGCCACGACCAGGGTAAAGCTTCCCAGATCGTGGACAGTGTGATATCC